TGGGACAATCCAAAGGAAGACCTGGCAGACCGTTTTGCAAAGTTTTCAGAGCGTTGGAAGGTTAAAGACCACAGGCGCAAAACTGTGTATGTGTTGACAAACTTTAACAGCACGATGGAGGAAAATCTTTACCGCATCTATACCCTCCGAGACCTACAGTATGATCCGTTTGTAATGGTCTATAACAAACCAAGTGCGCCAAGAGAAATTCTAGATTTGCAGAGATGGTGCAATAACAAGATTGCTTTCAACGCATGCAAAAACTTCGCTGACTATGACAGAAAAAAGGAACACGCAAAATGAAACCAATCCTTGACCTATCCGAATACGCCCAGATAATCAAAGACAGAGTGACAATGGACGATATTGTGGGGGGGTATTTTCCGAACCCCCCTCCACGATATAAGAGAATACCATGTCCGTTGCATGGCGGCACAAACAGAAACCTATCCTACAACAAACGCTACTACAAATGCTTTGTCTGCGGTGCGTCCGGCGATGTCATCAAAATCGTGCAGGACTATTTCAAACTGTCATTCATTGACGCCATCAAAAAGATAAACCACGATTTCAGCGTTGGTTTGCCATTTGATGGGCTGGATGTGAATAGTATTAATGAATTGCAGAAAGCCGCAGAAAGGCAGAAAGCAATCCGGGAGGCACGAGAGCGGGAGGGCGCGGAGGCGGTTGCCCGGTACAACGCCGCGCTGGACAGGTGGGTGGCCCTTGACCGGGCCTTGCGAGAGGGCCACCCCGGAGACCCCGCACACGACATTGCCGAACGGGACATGGCAAAAGTCAATTATCTTTTAGATGTGGAGGAAATAAATCTTGCTCGACTTAGGAGAGATGACAACTGCTGATATTTCCTCACAGTTGGAGAGAGCAGGAAACGGTCAAATAGCAAAGACAACTAACAATTTTCTGACCGTTATGCTCAATGATCCGTGGTTTGCAAATGTGCGTTATAACGTGCTGCGAAACAACGCAGAGATTCATAAGGGAGGGAATATAAAGGTTTGGGCAGATGCTGACGAGGCCGCTGCCAGAACATATCTTGAACAATACTACGGAATGTATGCCAGGGACAAATTTTCGGATGCGCTGCGCTTGCTGTTCCGGGCGCGGGAGTACAACCCGGTGCGCCAGATCGTGGAGAGCATCCCGTGGGACGGGGAAGAGCGGTGTGAGCGGTTCCTCTCCCGGTGGGGCCGGACGGAGGACACGCCCTACACCCGCGAGGTTTCCAGGCTCATCTTCGCCGGCGGCATCTGGAGACTGTACCAGCCGGGTTGCAAATTTGATGATGTTCCCATCCTCATCGGCACAAAACAGGGCGAGGGCAAATCCAGCATCATCCGATTTCTTGCCATCCATGATGCCTATTACGGCGAGGTGAATCAATTCGATGGGCAGCAGAGCATAGAACAGCTTTCCGGCAAATGGATCTGCGAGATAAGCGAACTGCTTGCTCTGACACGGACAAAGGAAGTGGAGGCAAGCAAAGCATACATCACCAGGGCCGTTGACCAGTACAGAAAGCCATATGATCGTAACGTTACCGAATTACCGAGAAGGTGTATTTTTATCGGAACGACAAACAATGCCACCCCGCTCCGTGATGTCTACAACAGGCGATATTATCCCGTGACCGTTCACTCCGATGGTTATGAATTGTATCTCCATGAGCAGGAATGCCGGGATTACATCATGCAATGCTGGGCAGAGGCAAGAGAAAAATACAATAGGAAAGAGATGCCAAACTTCGCAAAGCGTGAGCTGGTGGATATGTACCGGGCAGAGCAGGACGCGGCACGGCAGGATGACTGGCGCGAGGGTGCCATCGAGGCGTACCTGGCCACGAAAGACGCCGGGGACTTCGTCTGCATCCGGGAACTGACGCAGAAAGCCTTGGCCATCGGCGGGGTTGGACACGATCCCTCCGTGGTGGAATCCAAAGACATTGGGATGATAATGGCCAAATTCGATGAATGGGAGCGCAAGGGCGTACATCGTTTCCCGGAGTACGGTATGCAGCGGTCATGGCAGAAAAGCAAATTCACGGAAATCAACGGACAGGAAGAACTGCCGTTCTGAAAGGAGAGAAGTCTTTTGACGGTAGAAATGATTAAGCACCCCACCGATGAAGACTGGATGCTGTGCAAACAATGCACCCTTGTCACGGTGGGATTGAAGGGGAAAAAGCCCCCGGACATGGAATGGAAAAAGAAGATCCTCCGGGCCAGACACTCGCCCATTAGGGAACTTCGCTTCGTGTTTCTGCTGCATGATGTTCCCTATTGGGTGGCAATGCACCTCGTCCGGCACCACATCGGCTGCCAGCCGTATGTCCAAACCCAGCGGAACGACCGGCAGAGCGGGTACGACAGGGAGAAGGCCCCGCAGGACGCGCCGGTGGACATGGCCTGGAGCATGAACGCGGAGGCCCTTCTGAACATCGCCAACAAGCGGCTGTGCGCCCAGGCCTCCCCGGCCACGCGGAATGTCGTGTCCGAAATGTGCGAGCTTGTCTCAGCGTCCAACCCGGAGTTTATCCCCTTCCTCGTTCCAATGTGCGAATATCACGGCGGCGTCTGCCAGGAATTTCAGAGTTGTGGCAGATGCCCAACGGAGGTGGACAGCTGATGGATGAGAAACCGAAACGCAGACCCGGTAGACCGAAAGGCACTTCCAAACACATCACCACCCAGGCGAATGAAAGAAATAAAAAGGGGGATACCTCTCTGGTACTCCCCGGTATACAATCCATCGGCACAACGGAGGACGGCAAAAGCGGCGGGGCCGTCCCGGATCTGATCGCAGCCTGTCTCACCATCCGGCAGGATGTGGACATCGAGGACCCCGCCAGCCTTAACTCCGCGTTGGCAAAATACCTTCAGCTTTGCTCCATGTCCGGCATGAAGATCAGTAACTCCATGCTTTACTTCTCCTGCAATGTCACCAGAACAATGGTCTATGACTGGTATCATGGCAGAACAAAGAAAGCGAACCCGGAGTATAAACGCTTTGCCGCTATGGTGAAAGAGATCTGTACGGCAGCGCGTGAGCAGTACGGCCTGGAAGGGCAAGTCAATCCTATTCTGACAATCTTCCACCAGAAATACTACGATGGATTCCGTGAGGACGCGCAGACGGACGATATGCGAGATCCCCTTGGCGAAAACCAGGATCCGGCAAAGCTGGCAGAGAAATACAAGGACATCATTGTGGACTGAGAGGAGCGGCAAATGGCAAAATCACCCGATTGCATTACCATTGGCATAAAGGTGGAAATCCCGCCGGAGACCATCTGCCGATGCTTGCGAATCCTTGAAATGTGGATGGATGACAACCCGGACAAAAATATCATTGTTGAACGTGTTCCGGGCGAAACCGAATATCACCACAAAATCCATATTGAAAGCAAGGTGAAAACCGAGAGTGAATAATCTATACATCACAGACCACGCGGAGGGTCGGTTCCGGGAGCGGGTGGGCCTCCCAAAACGCCTCGCCACCCGGAAAGCGCAGGAGGCTCTGGAGCGGGGCATCACCCACGCGGAGGCCACAGGCCAGCTGCGCCGCTACTTCGATGCGCTCTACCTATCCCACGAATCGGCCAACAATATCCGCGTCTACTGCGGCACGGTCTATATCTTCAGCTACGATACCTTAATTACAGTCTTCCCGCTGCCGCAGAACTTGCGAAAAATTGCCGTAAAAATACAGCAGAAAAAGAAAGAGGGTTGAGCCTATGCAGGAATGCTCCGATGATGCGTTTGTTGAGAAAACCAAGAGCCTCCTCTTGAAAATCAGAGAAATACGGCAGGATACGGGATACAGTGCAGACCAAGTACTGATGGCAATGCTGGTTAGCGCAATACAGACAAACGATGAAACAAAACCGTGGGATTCCGGGAAAGAGTGGTGGGATCCCAACTTCGTAGGCAAAACAGAATAAAAAGAAAGCAGAGGGTAAAACCTCTGCTTTTCTTATTTGTTAATCCATGCTGATGTACATCAAGTACTTTTGCATATCCTTGCCGACAAGCTCCTTCAATTCCCTGGAACCGTCCGTGTATTCGATGAGCAAGGAATACAACGTGCTGTTGTAGGTTGCCAGTGCGCCGGAGTTGTCCATCTTGCGGAGACCCAACAGTTTAACACGATTAATCTCTTTCGGCGGTTGCTTTTGCGAGAACAGGCCCATGATTACACCTCCGCATCGTTGCCTATACAACTGTTGATATATTCAGAAAGCATCTTTGAAACGCTTTTTCCGCGTGATTCTGCATATGCCTTGAACTTTTCATAATCAGCAATGCGAATCTTGCAAGCTGCTGTCTTGTAATTCTCAGCGTCCCACTGGTTCTGGTAGGCCCTAGCTTTGTCGGACTTCTTTGTTCCCCTTGGCACCGGCATATGTAAATTCTCCCCTCAAATGATTTATTTGTGCAGAGTATAACATCCGTTAACAAGAAAAGTCAACAACAAATTTAATGCGCCGAAAATAAAGTGGGGGGGTCATTTTAATACCCCCCCTAGCTATTTTTAAAGTTTGCACTAATTCCAGTTGCAAAGTTAGCACAGGAGTAAGGGAAGATTGCAACGGCAGATCGGAGGACGCACCCGGAGAGCGCGGTGCGCCTGGACGGAGCGCGGTGGGCGTCCGGCCCGGATTGCCACAGCTTTTATCCGCTCCAGCAATTACACTTTTCCGACAACTTTTGGAGAAAATAATCGCATTTTTCAAATTTGATTTTCGGCGCATAGAAAGGCGCAGAAAGGGCAGAACGGTTCCAAACGCACTTTAATGCGCTAAAGAGCGGCCTGGGAAGGGAAGAGGTTGCTGATCCGCGCCTGGTTATTCAATTCATATTGAATATATAGATTTATTTGTTGCCCTGAATCCGCTGCCGGATCAATCCGGGCGAGGCCGATTATATATATAATGTGTCTGTTAACGGATGGCATAATGCACAAAAACATCCGTTAACATTTGTTTAAAATCCCATCTTGTAATCCGTTAACGGATTTGATACTCTGTTAACAGATAAAGCAAGCCAACAAAAAATTTTGGTAAAGGAGTTTTAAACAATGAACAAAGCGAACGTTTACAAAGAATATGGTATCGAATACAAGGCCGGGAAAATTCTTTCCCCAATTGGCTGGATCTCTGAACTGATGATTGACGGCAACGCAAAAATCGGTAAAGGCGTTTACCACTTTTCCACGTTACCCGGCACAAAAGAATTTACCGCTAACGTTAACAGCAAAGATTATCAGGTAAAAGGAACTTGTGTTTGTGATTGTGTTGGCTGCTATGCTATGACCGGCAATTATCGCTTTCAATCCACAATCAACGCGCTTGCAATCCGTACAATTATTGCAAGGGAATATACAGATTTTTGCAAGCATGCAATTTTGGCGCAAATCAAGGCCAACGATATTAAAACGGTTCGGATCCACGCAAGTGGCGATTTTTTCAACTTTGAATATACCGCTATGTGGATTGAGATTGTTAACGCTTGCAAAAATACGCTCTTTTGGACATATACCAAAAATAAAAACGCGGAAAACGCTTTTTCCAGTTTTGACAATGCAAATATTGTAAAATCTGTTATTTCTGGTATTGGACTTAATTTCGGACATTGCGAATACATCAAAAATACTTTTGACGATCTCAAGGCCGCCGGAAAAAGCGTGTATATTTGCAAATGCGGCATTGACAAAAACCAACACTGCACAAGCTGCAAGGGCTGCGCTACACATGATTACGTTCTTTTTATTGAGCATTCCACAAGCTACAAAGCAGCAGCGGATCCGGCGTTTTCCGAACTGAAAACAATAATTGAAAACCAGTAATAAAACGGAGGAGTTAAACGTGACAACATTATTATTTATCGCTTTTATTGTTGTTTTCTGTAAAGGCATAAAAGCCGCAGCACGCGCCGGAAAACGCAAGCCAAATAATAAATCAATCCCGGCCGGAAACAATCTACAAACGCTTTTAAACTTGCAAGCGCAACGCGATGATATAGCGGATCTATTGTCTGAAATCGAATATAAACTTGACTTTGCGCCCAATGAGCGAACAAGGGAAAAACTAATAAAAGACAAAATTCGATTGCATGGGCAGCTTGCAATGGTTGAAAACAAAATATATAAACTAATACATTAGTTTAAAGGCTGGAATATATCCAGCCTTTTTTATTTGCTACTATTGGCGTCTTTATGGATCCATAGCAGCGTTTTTATTTTGCGCTGTCCAGGTACATTGAAACCAATATAAACCGCTCAAAAGCTTTTAAAACGCTTTGAGGGCGGTTTTTATCGTTAGGTATATCTTTAAATATGTAAAACAAACCGCGATTGTACGCAATCGTAGAGCCTTTAAACATCTGTAAAGGTATTATACTTGACAGTATAACGACTATATAACAAATAGAATTTTTTCTATATGTTCTATGGCTGCGCGGTGGATGCGTGGCGGCGTGTCCAGGCGTGGCGCGTCTTTTCCGGCGTGGCCTGGATCCGTGGCCGCGTGGCGTGGCGGGGCGTCTTTTCCCGGCCGCGCTGCTTTATGTATTATAGATCTCTTTTTTGTTGGGCTGTATTTATTGAGTTGCTCAGAGATATATTAATATAGAATATATTATATATAATACATTATAGCGTTATCTCTGTATATGCAGCGGATAGTATACCAATACTTTTATTGTTGGGTTTGTTATTGGCTATTATATTAACCCCTATAAATTCACATGAATAAATTGCGTATAAATAGGGTATTATTTTGTATAATACAATTTGTATTTAGCAAATCAACAAAAAAAGGCTTATTTGTTCAAGAATTAAGGTTTATAATTAAACATAATTATTATTTTGTTTAATTCTGTCCGGGTATTGATAACATATAGTATACCGGCGGGGGAAAGCTCAGCGGATCCAGGGGCGGGGTTACCCCAAATAATTCTCCAAAACAAAAAAGACCCATCGCATACATAGCATAAAAATTATATGGGATATGGGGGTTAACAGAGGATATGGGGGCTTTAGCGTGGTAGATTTGTAAACACAAGGCCCCAGCGTTTACACTGTGTTTACATCAGCGTTTACACAAAAAACCCAGTAATATCAATGGTTACAAGGATTTGTAAACAGTGTAAACGCTATTTTCTATAAAATCCCTGCAAAAATAGTAGAAAGGGTAATTTATAGGAAAACAGCGTTTCAGCGTTTACAGCGTTTACAAATCGGAGTGTGGGAGGCCCGTCCCGGCCCCGTCAAAGGAGACCAGCCCCGTCCCCGGCGAGACCTCTCCTCCGTGCTGCGCGAAGCGATCAGCGCACACAAAACCGTCCAAAGTGCAGATGTAAAGTGCAAACACTTGACACTTAGGCCCGTTATGGGATATATTGACATATGTCAAGGCAAAACACTTTACAGATGAGATGAGGAATGATGTGATGGATTATAAGCAGACCGCACTAAGACTGATAGAGGATGGGCGTCCAGAGGCCCTGTCGGATGCGTTTGACATGGTGCGCTGGCTGGAGATGGAGGGCGCGGTTGAGGTGGACGGCGAGATGATCCACAACGCCGAAAACTTCCGGGAGGCCCACGCCCTGGCACGGCAGATCCGGCAGCTGTCAGCGAAGTCCGTCCGGGACGGTGGAGGCAGTCCGATGCTGGAGCTAAACCGCAAGTGCCTCCTCTTCGATGCGCCATACGATTTTGACGCATATTGCCGCTACATTGAGTGGAACCGGCCCAAAGAAAAGAGATTCTATGAACCTCGGCGCAAAAAGCTCAAACTGGTGGCAGACCAGCTGCAACGGCTTGCTGATGATGAATTGGATATGCTTGGCGTATCATTGCCACCCGGCGTTGGCAAGTCCACTATAGGGATATTCTTCATCTGCTGGATTGCCGGTAGAAACCCGGACAAGCCCATCCTGTGCGGTTCCCACTCCAACTCGTTCCTGCGCGGGGTGTACGATGAATGCTCCCGGATCCTAGACCAGGATGGCGAGTACCTCTGGCGGGATGTCTTCCCCGGAGTGCGCGTGGTGGCCACCAACGCCAAGGATATGCGTATTGACCTGGGCGAACCGAAACGGTTCCAGACAATCGAATTGTCTTCCGTGGGTTCAAACAACGCCGGTAAAGTCCGCTGTGAATCCCTTCTCTATGTGGATGATCTTGTTGGTGGCATTGAGCAAGCCATGTCCCGTGAGCGCATGGACAAACTTTGGGAGCAGTTCACGGTTGACCTCCTCCAGCGGCGCATAGGCAACTGCAAGACCCTCATTATTGCTACGCGGTGGTCTGTTCATGATCCTATTGGAAGACTGGAAACGGCAAATGAAGGGAACCCGCGCTCACACTTTATCCGCATTCCGGCCCTCAATGAAAATGACGAGAGCAACTTTGACTATGAGAACAGTGTGGGCTTCACTACTGCATTCTATCGGCAGCAGCGTGAAATCATGGATGAAGTATCATGGAATGCTCTGTACCAGCAAGTGGCCCTGGAACGTGAAGGTATAGTGTTCCATAGGGATGAGTTGCGGAGATATTTCAAACTGCCGGAGCAAGAGCCAGATGCCATCATTGCCGTATGCGACACAAAGGAACAGGGACTGGACTACTGCGTCATGCCCGTGGCGTATCAGTATGGAACGGACTTCTATATCGACAAATTCATCTGCGACAACGGCAAAGTCGAGGTGGTGGAGGAGCGCATCGCCCAGACCCTGGTGGAGCGGGGCGTCCAGCGGTGCCGCATCGAGTCGAACCGGGGCGGGACGCTCTTCGCCCAGAACGTGGAGAAGCGCGTCCGGGAGCTGGGTGGCATGACCAACATCACCACGAAGTGGACTCAGTCCAACAAGGTCACCCGCATCGAGGTTTCCAGCGGTATCGCAAAGTCACGTTTCCTTTTCAAGGATGAATCCCTATACCACGAAGACAAAGAATATATGAACGCGATGAAAATGCTCACGGGGTACACATCCACCGGCAAAGTGGCCCACGATGATGTCCCGGACGCGATCTCCATGCTGGTGGATTTCATCGGTTCGTTCAACTCAAACAAGGTTTCCGTGGTTCGCAGACCGTTCTAAACACAAAAAAACGTGAATTTATCACCCCAAAAACACAAAATATTGTGATTTGGGGATTGACAAACCACAAAATATGGGATATATATACAGATGGTAATCATGTAGATTGCTGTCTGTATATATTTTTTGTGGTGGGTGAGCAAGTGGACGAGAATCCGAGAGTTTCCCCGGTGATTACGAACAATATGTTCGGCAGACTCGATATCTATGCGAGTTTTGATGACATCACCGATGACAATATTGTTGGTGAACTGAATAGTGCGCTTGTTTACCACGTTCAGAATCTCCTCCAGGAGAACTTTTTGTACTGGTACCGGCGCAATGTGCAGCCCATCCTGCGGCGGCACAAGGAAGTGCGCCCGGATATTCTGAACATCGTCCAGGAAAATCATGCGGACGAAATCGTGACATTTAAGAACGGGTATTTTCTTACGCAACCCGCTTTTTATGTGTCCCGGCGCAAGGGATCTCAGAACAAAGTCAACAAGCTGAATGAATACCTTTATCGTTCCGGGAAACAGCAAGCGGACAACGAGGTTGTGAACTGGTTCCACACTACGGGCAAGGCCCCGTTGTATGTCGAACCGACCCCGGACGAGGAGGTTCCGTTCCGCGCCTACGCCCTCGACCCGCGCTCCGCGTTCGTGGTCTACTCCCTCAGACCCGGAAATAAGCCTGTTATGGGGGTAAATTTTGTCGTTTCGGACGAGATTGCCCGCTTTGACGTATATACTGAGCGTTATGTGTTCCATCTTTCTGGCACAGCGGTTGGCAAGATGATGTCAACGCAGACCAATGGCGATTTCATTGCCTCTGCTGCCACGCTGGACAGCATTGAACCCAACGTGCTTGGTTATATCCCCATCATTGAGTATCGGTACAACGATATCAATATGGGGGCCTTTGAAAGTGTTCTGCCTCTTCTGGATGCCATCAACACTGTGCAGTCCAACCGGCTTGACGGTGTGGAGCAGTTTATCCAGAGCTTGGCGGTTGCTGTTAACTGCCAGTTTGATGAGGACACCACGGCCAACGATATTCGACAGGCCGGGATGATCGTCCTCAAATCCATAGGTGAAAATAAAGCTGACTTCAAAATTCTCAGCGAACAGCTTGACCAGGGCCAGACCCAGATCCTTGTGGACTATCTGTATGAGCAGGTGCTTCGAATCTGCGCTATGCCCAGCCAGACGAAGGGCGGTTCCTCCACCTCCGACACCGGCGC